TGGTGTAGTTAGCGCAAGCGCAGGCTTGGCTGAACTTAAGCAACAGTGGGAAGCATGGGGACAGGCATCACAAGATGCTGGTCGTCAAGGAAAGAAGTTAAGTCCTTATCAACTACTTGAAATCCAGCGTGGACTATGGGGCGGTGGAGGCGGTGGTAGAGATTACTCTACTCAATACCAGGTTAACCTTCTTAAAGAAGAAAATGTTAAGTCTATGTACAAGGCTGCTAGAGAACAAGAAGCAGGTCTTATCGTAGGAGATGAGCAGGCTGCTGCATTTGCAGAGCGTATTAAGGCTCGTCAAATGGCAACACCTACAAAGACTGAGTTCAAAAAAATTAAAGGCAAGATGACACCTGTAACCACACCAGGTTTCGGTGAAGCAGAGACTGCTGCTGCAGCGTTAGAACTTGCTAAAAAAGACCCACTATACGCAGAATTTCAAACAGCAAATGTGTTTGGTTCAGCACTTGAGAAGGCATTGGGGATTAGACCATAATGGTAGATACAACAACTATTCAAGGTATTAACGCTGCAAGCGCAGCGGACCCATTTGGTCAAGGTAAAGGTGACAAGTCTATACCAACAATGACAACCTGGATTGTCAACCTTCTTAAGAATGTTCCTGAACTTAAAAATATCTACGACTCAGTACGCAACCCAGATGGCAGTTTTAACAGAACTATTGATGCCATTATAGATATGATTAACAGCAGTTCTTGGTACCTAGAAAATGGACCAACTGTTGCTGCAAACATTGCTGCACGCTATAAGTTTGGCGAGAAGTACTACAACCAAAAGGTTGGTCAGTACAAGATTACTATTTCTGGTCTTGCTACAGCCATTGGTTTAGATGTTAATGACCCAACTGTTGCTGACTACCTAGAAGGTTTAGCAGAGACATCATTCCTTAATGGCTGGGATGAGGACTACATTGAGAATACAATTATTGGCAATGCTGATATTGTTAATAAAATCAGTGGTGGTGCCTACGAAAAGGCAGTTCAAGACTTGGCTGAATACGGACAACTTATGGGCTTTACCCTAAGTGATACAACCAGAAAAGATTACCAACGCCGTCTTATTGGTGAAGTAACCGAAGGCGGACTTCGCGCTCGTGCTACACCAGACCAGATTAAAAAAGAGATTCGTGATAAGCAGGCTTTGCTTTATCCAATTTTTGCTGATGACTTTGCAGTAGGTCGTACCCTCTGGGATGTAACTGCATCACAGCGTAAGAAGTGGGCTGACCTTCTTGAAATGAGTGAGGATGACCTTGACTGGAATGACCCACTGTGGAAAGACGGAAAAATCTTTACTATGGTTGATGAGAAAACTGGCAAGGTAGTTGCTCGCCCAGCATGGGATGCTGAGAAACTTATCAAGCAAGATGAGCGTTGGCAGTACACAGAAAATGCTACAAAAACTTACGATAAGTGGGGCACTGGAATCCTTACTAAATTTGGAATGGCGGCTATCTAATGGCTAGATTTAATCCAGACATAATGCAACTTGATGGCGACCAACCTACTCGTAGAGTATTTGGCACTCAAACCGACACATCTAAAATTACACAGGCTGAGATGACTGCTGCTTCTATTGCTGCTGCAAAAGAACTAGCAATGACTCCTTATACAGAACTTTCTGCTGATGTACGCAGAGCAATGACTCAAGCAGAAAAAATGGATTACATCCAATCAGCCCGTGAAGAACAAGCAAGAATTGCTTTAGAAGAACGCGCTGCATCTGACCCATTGCTTAATCCAAATGTTCGCCCACAAGCACCAGCGGCTGATACTAATTTTGTTTACTACTATGGTTGGTCAGGTGGCGCTACTTCTGGAAACTGGAAACTTCGCCGTGCTGCAAAGACTCCAGAAAACATGGCTACTTATGGTTCTCGTTCAGTTGGCGGAGAAACGCTAGCAAGCAGCACAGGAAATGTAAATGATGCTAATGGTTTAATTGTTCAACCAAAACCAATTAAAGACGATTTTGGAAACATTATCGGTTGGAGTACTGATGATGAGGATACAGGAACTCCCCCTCCAGGAGGCAACCCACCACCAGGTGGAAATCCACCTCCAGGAGGAAATCCCCCTCCAGGTGGCAACCCTCCTCCAGGAGGAAATCCTCCACCAGGAGGTACGCCTCCTCCAGGTAGTACAACAACAAAAACTTCTGGCTTAACACAGGCAGATGTAGATGCTGCTGTTGCCAAGGCTGTTGCTGCTGCTACTGCAAAGACTGATGCTTTGATTGCACAGCAAAAGGCTGATGCTGCTGCTGCTAAGTTTGCTACAAAAACAAAAGCATCTGACCGCCTTACAGCAATGTTTGAAGGAGTTGGTTTAGGAAGTCTTGCTGGCTTTATCAATAAGAGAATTATGGAAGATGCTTCTGAGGAAGCAGTGCTTCTTGAACTTTATGAACAACCAGAATATCAGTTGCGTTTTCCAGGTATGAAAGCATTACGCTCTAAAGGTAAGACAATTACCGAAGCCGAGTACATTAAGGATGAAAAAGCGTTTGCCCAGACAGCACGCTTCTTTGATGTGCCAGTAGGGTTCTATGACACGCCTGATGATTTTGGCAAACTTATTGGAAATTTAGTTTCTCCAAAAGAATTCCAAGACCGCTTACAGGTTGGTCAAGACTTGGCTCGCTCTATGTCTCCAGGTCTTAGAACACAACTACAAGATTTATACAATGTAGGAGAAGGCGGTATTACTGCCTATGTTCTTGATTCAGATAGAGCACTTCCTCTTATCCAGAAGCAAGCAAAGGCTGCACAGTTTGTTGGCTTTGGTCGTGAAAAGGGCTTTAAGTTAGAAGGCATGACTGCTGCTCAAGCAGAACAGATTGTTGGAACAGAAGCCTACTCTAAACTATCAGCACAACAAATGCAGACATCACTTGCTCAAGCAGCAAGATTACGCGAAACCCAATCACGCCTTACAGGAATTGAAGGTGAAGTTTACAATGAGGGTGAAGCGCTAAAGGCTGTTATCGAAGGAAGCCCAGAAGCAATCCTTGCATCACAACAAAGAGCACAGCGTGAAGGCGCTCGCTTTGGTGGCGGTGCAGGAATCACTGGCTCATCACTTCGTTCAACACCAGGAATATAAAAGAATCCCCACCGTGACCGACTAGCCCACGGGGGCGTACAAGTCTAGGAGCAATAGCCAATTTAGTTTCCCCGAACTTCATTGTGGATTGCGAATACAACTACTAACAAGGGAGATAGGCTGATGCCTACAAATTACCAGTTCGATGACGAAGATGACGACACATCAACAGATGTGGTGTCTCAACTCCGTAAGGTAAACCGTGCGCTTGAAAAGCGTACAAAAGAACTAGAACAGGAGTTGGGTGGTCTTAAATCACAGACCCGTCAACGCACTGTCAAGGATGTATTACAGGCAAAGGGATTAAACCCAAAGATTGCAGTATTCATACCACAAGATGTAGATACCTCTGAGGAGGCTATTGCTGCGTGGGTAGATGAATACGGAGATGTCTTTGGTGTACAGCCCGCTCAAACAAATGAAGCGCCAACACAAAAGGGTCCAGACCTCTCAGCACAACACCGTATGAACAATGTCGTATCAACTGGCTCAATGCCAAGTATTGATGAGGACATGTTCGCCAAGGTAGCAGGTGTAAAGAGTAAAGAGGACCTAGATGCACTCCTTGGACTTAACTAATAAACAAACATCAACCAATCACCAGGAGGTGAACACATGGCATATAACGACACTACCTCGATGGCGGGACTCGTCAAGACAGCGTATGACCGTTATGTAGAATTCGCACTTCGTGCCCAGCCAATGATTCGTGCAGTGGCTGACAAGCGCCCAGTGCAGCAGGCGATGCCAGGTTCAAGCGTTGTATTCTCACTTTACAATGACTTAGCACCAGCAACATCTGCTCTATCAGAGACATCAGATGTAGATGCAGTAGCACTACCAGATGTCAACACAGTTTCTGTAACTCTAAATGAGCAAGGAAACTCATCACTTACAACTCGCAAGTTAGAGTTATTCTCACTTTCAGATGTTGACCCAGCAATCGCTGACATCATCGCATACAACATGGCAGACTCTTTGGATGTCATTGCCCAGACACCACTTCGTCAGGGTACAAATGTTATCTACTCAGGTACAGCAACATCAACAGCAACAATCACAGCAGGTATGACAATCACATCTGCTAACCTTCGTAAGGCAGTTGCTAAGTTGCGTACAAACAAGGCTGTTCCTCGTCAGGGAAGCCTATACTGGGCAGGTATTCACCCAGAAGTTTCACACGACCTTCGTGCTGAGACAGGCAATGTTGGATGGCGTGACATCCACACTCACACAGAGCAGTCACAGGGCAACCTATGGGCTGGCACAATCGGTACATACGAAGGTGCTTTCTATGTAGAAAACCCACGCATGTTCTCTGAGAAGGCTGGCGCTGACCAGACTGCTCTTGCAACAACTGCAGTAACAGTCGCTGGTACATCAGCAGGCTTTACATTCGGTGTTGCTTCAACAGCCGTCATTGCTTCTCGTGCAGAAGTTGGCGACAAGATTTCAGGAACAAACGTAGGAACATCTGCGAAGATTACTGCAATCACAACATCAGGTTCAACAACAACATTCACTGTAGATGTTGCTAACTCAGCAGCAGTAACAGTTGGAACAGTTGTAACCGTTACACCAGTAACAGAAGTATTCGACACAATTCTCTGCGGTAAGCAGGCATTGGCGGAGGCTGTGGCTCAAGAGCCAGGCGTTGTTATTGGTAATGTGACTGACCGCTTGATGCGTTTCCGCCCAATCGGATGGTACGGCGTACTTGGTTTCGCCCGCTACCGTGAGGCTGCGCTATATCGCATTGAATCAGGCTCATCAATCGCTGCACTTTAATCGTGCGGGAGGGGTGGGGCGAAAGCCCTGCCCCTTCACTTATTAGTAAGGACAAACAATGACTCAGTATAAATTCACAACACCAACTGTTGAGGAAACTCCAATGGGTGAAGGAGTATTGTTTGAGCGTTACACCATCACACGAGGTGTCACTGTGATGCGACATAATGGTATCTACTCCTCTTACCGATACCCAAGTCAGACAGAAACCCTATCTGCACAAGAACTGTACATGGGTGGAACTGTCACTGTTATTGACCAGGCAACCGCTGATGCCCTAACAGCACAGGGATACGGCGCTTACATAGAGGCTATCTAATGAATTTACATCAAAGACAAACGCACCCTGAATATGTTGAAGGTTGCTTTGGATGCAAAGTTACAACACTTGAAATGGGAGTAGGCGATGCCAACTCTAAGGTAGCAATGTCTACAAGTAAGTGGGATGCAGAACTAAAAGCCTATAAGGATGCTCGTGCACAAGGTATTCAACCAGCAGGAACAACCATGGCAAAGGTTCAAGAAGCGGTAAGAATTTCCGACAAGGTTGGTAAAGCCTTTGACGGTAACACGGGAACATTCAAATAGGAGGAGCCATGGCTGCTAGAAAGAAACCAGCAAGTAACAAGGTGCAAAAGGTTCAGGTTATTGATGATAACTACTCACCTTTAGAGCAGTACTGCATAGCCCTAAATGAATACTGGAAGGCGCTTAAGAAGGCAGGCTTCCCTGAATCAATCTGTATGACACTTATCATGGATAGAGATTCATACCCTGATTGGATTCTTCCTAAGCCAATTAACCCAACCGATATACCACTGTTCGACCCCTACGAAGATGAAGATGAGGACTAATTATGTGCATTAAATGTGGATGCTACGGCTCAGTAAACCCCTACGGTGTAGGTGGTCGCGCACTAAACGCTGCTCCAGCAGAGGCGAACATTGCCTTGTATAACAACATCAAGATTGTTCGCATTGGCGAAGAAGGACCTATGGCAGAAAAGGATGACAAGAATGAAGAAAAGTACTCCTAAGAAAGATAAGGTTGCCAAGGTAATGGGTGAGTTTAAACGCGGAACCCTTAACGCAGGCAAAGACCCAAAGGGTTCAAAGAAGGCACCAGTAGTCAAGAACCGCAAGCAGGCAATCGCTATTGCATTGTCTCAGGCTGGCAAGGCTAAGAAGCGTGCCAAGTAAAAAAGATTCAAGGTTGGCACGAGCGGGAGTGTCTGGCTTTAACAAGCCAAAGCGCACTCCTTCTCACCCAACTAAGTCACATGTTGTGGTTGCCAAAGAAGGTAGCCAAGTCAAGACCATTCGATTTGGTCAGCAAGGCGTAACTGGCGATAGAAAGCCAACCGCCCGTCAAGCATCATTCAAAGCCCGTCACGCTAAGAACATTGCCAAAGGCAAGATGTCTGCAGCGTATTGGGCAGACAAGGTGAAGTGGTGAAGAAGAAAGCATTTTGGGATAAACCCAACCCTAAGAAGAAGTCAACCCCGTTGACATCGGCGCAAAAGACTAAGGCTAAGGCAGCAGCAAAGAAGGCTGGTCGTCCGTATCCAAACCTTGTAGATAACGCAGCAGCAAAGCGAAAGGCTAAGTAATGGCAACAGGAGCAGCAGGAAGTTCATTAGCAGACGAACTTAATCGTCTTGCAAACGGTGGCACATATCCAGTAATGACAGCATACAAAGTAGAACAAGGTGCTGCTAACGCATGGGCTGGTACATCTGGTCTAGGTCTTATTGCTGCTCTTAATTACAAGGCTGATTCAACTCGCCAGCCAGATGACTATAAGGACTACAACGCCATCTGTAATGAGTTAGCAGGAACCACTGGATTATCAGGAGTCGTAGCCTTAAGGAGCATTGACCTATGAGTTCAACATTTAATGAACTAGCAGACCGCGTTGAAGCGGTGCTGCATGGCTACACAGAAAACACTGAGCCAAGTACTTGGCTTACAACCAGTGCTACTAGTACAACTACAACGCTATCTGTGTACGATGCGACAGGTATTGGTCGTGGTTATGTACAGATTGACGATGAAATTGTATTCGTTAACAATACAGACAATGTAGCCAACACTCTCACCCTTGCACCATGGGGTCGTGGACAGCGTGGAACTACGCCAGCAACTCACGCTCAGAACGCAAAGATAACAGCATCGCCATTGTTCCCACGCAATGAAATTAAGAAGGCTATCAACAACACTATTGATGCTATGTACCCAATGGTATTTGCTACTGCTAGTACAGACTTTAAATTTATTGCAGCCCGTACTACATACCAGTTGCCTGCAGATTTTCAGAACGCACTCAGCGTTACCTACTCAACAGTAGGACCAACAAAAGAGTGGATGCCAGTTCGTGCCTACAACCTAGACCGCTCAGCAGATACAGATGCATTTACATCTGCTCGTAGCATTAGCGTTTATGCAGGCATTGTGCCTGGACAAACAGTGCATGTGTTCTACTCCAAGCGCCCAACGCTTCTTGTCAATGGCAATGATGACTATGACACAACAACAGGTTTGCCTTCATACTCAGAAGATGTAGTCATCTATGGCGCAGCCTTCCGTATGGTTTCATTTTTGGACCCTTCACGCCTTGGTCCACAGTCTGCATCTGCAGACATCCTTGATGGTGTGCGACCAACAGGTTCTGGACAGAACGCTTCCAGATACTTGTACAGCATTTACCAGCAGCGTTTAAACGAAGTTGCGGACAACCAACGCCGTCAACACCCAATCCGTTCCCACTACCAGAGATAGGTTAAAAAATGGCAGCAGGCGACCCAGGCTCCCCAGCGCGGTACTACTCCTCGATTGCAGTAGAAACAGCGTTATCAGGTTCCATTCCAGCACAGGCACAAGGCGCAGCAAACACCGCGTTCATTGTCGCATCTGTCTCTGGCTTTCCATCATCATACCCTTACACACTTATTGTTGACCCTGATACATCTAAGGAAGAAGTAGTAACCGTTACCGCAGGTAGTGGAACAACCCTTAGCGTAACTCGTGGCTCTGACAATACTCAAGGCGTAGCACACTCCGCAGGAGCAGTTGTTCGCCACGGTGTATCAGGTCGCGAGTTCCGTGAAGAACAAACTCACATTGCTGCTCGCGGTTATGACATTGACCAGACAATCCTTGACCTTGCAAACCAGACACATGTCCACGGTATTGTCACTGGTGAAGGTGTAGTCGTTGGTACTCTTAAAGCACAGACACTTACACAAAAGACTCTTACTACTCCAACCATCAATGGCGCTACTATCAGTGGAGCGGTAACTTCAACTGCTACTGTAACTGGTGGAACATTTACTGCTGTAACTGTAACAAGTTCTACTATCTCAACTAGCACATTTACTGGTTCATTCACAGCATCTGCTGCAACTTTTGTTAGCCCTACTATCTCAGGCAGCCCAGTCATTACTGGTCTATCTAGCGCTGGCATGGTTGATACATCTGCTACACCTAAAAACTATGTAGATGCAATCCTTGGCTCAGCAACAGCCGCTGCTACTAGCGCAGCATCTGCTGCAGCCAGTGCAACAGCAGCAGCCACATCAGCCACA